CTAAGAACTATGGAAGGTTTATGTTTAATACGATAGAAAATTATGAAACGAAGATCGAAGAAGGACAATATATACTTAGTTGGTCTTGGAGCCCTAGGTTTAGTAAGCATAAGCTTGAGATTACTGGAGTACATAAACGAAAAGGAATTCGAATTCATAGTGCTAATTATGGTCGTCAGCTTAGGGGCTGTATTGGGCTCGGAACCTTTGGAATAAGTGAAGATATACCAACAATGGTAATAAACTCGAAGTTAGCAGTAGCTAGTCTAGAGAGAATGATGATGGATAAAGTAAATAATAAAGTAATTATAAAAATAATAGATAATGAAGAGGCGCCTTATAGAATTGCTAGTAGAAAAATTAGTTCCGCAATTAGTCAAATTATTAGTGATCGTGTTAGAAGAGGTCACGAAGTTGGACTTAAATGAAGACGGGAAAATCGGAAAGTAGTATATGGTTCACAGAGAGTATATATGTGGATGTAGATACTGGAGAGATAATAAAAAGAAGCCAGATCAAGAATGGCGAGTATGTTAAAATAAAATCAACTAATAAATACAAACAAAATGGTAGACACAAAAGTAAAACAATTACAACCGAATGTAGAGAAAGTAGCCAAAGAAGGCTCTTCTAATGAGGAACTCATAAAGAGAGTACAAATAAAAGATAGTCCGTTTGAGGTAATCACTCAGGATGGATATAGTTTCGGGGTTATGGGGAATTATAGATTGACAGAAAAATCGAATGATGCCAAGGAAGTCGCGAAAGAATTAAAGAAAATCACGTGGAATAGAGTAATACAGATCGTGATGATATTAGACGAAGTAAAAAGTAAAATTAAAAAACAAGAAAAAGTATGAAAACACAATTAGGCGGTGACAGATTAGGTTCTGGAAATAAGCAAGAAATCTCGTTAAGAAATTACGAGAGAAGTACGCATGATTTGGGTTATATATGGAGATCATCAATGGCAAGTGGGACATTAGTGCCATTTATGTCAGAGGTAGGATTACCTGGAGACAGTTTCGATATAGACTTAGATTGTGATGTAAAAACGTTACCAACGTTAGGACCATTATTTGGGAGTTATAAAGTGCAGTTAGATGTATTTGAATGTCCGATAAGGTTATATAATGGAAAATTACATATGAATATGTTAAATATTGGTATGGATATGTCAGAAGTATTGTTACCACAAATAAAAATGATCGCAAATTATGATCCAACTACAGATGTTGGAAATGATAATGCACAAATAAATAGTTCTTCAATATATAGTTATCTAAACATTAGAGGAGTTGGAAGAAGAGCAACTTCAGGAGTAGCGGTAAGATATTTTAATGCAATACCATATCTTGGATATTGGGATGTGTATAAAAATTATTATGCAAATAAGCAAGAGGAAAGAGGGTTCGTGATACACCAAAAAGCAACAGAAAATGATTTTAAAGTATTAGATGTAGAATTATATACATATGATAATCTAGGAACTGAGGAAGCAAAATATGATATTAACCCAACAGCAGTAACAACAGTAGATACAGATGTTAATGGAGATGTTGTATTAGTAGTAGAAACAAAATGGAATAACAATTTGGCAGAATATGGTGAATTGGATGTAAATGATGTAAAAGTAATATTTGGAGGAGTAACGTTAAATGCAGTAGATATATTTCAAGAAAATACATTTGTGTTAAATGATGATGGTACGCAGACAACGACATTCAGAGGATATACAGGAGCAAGAGCGAGTGGACAGACATGGCAAAATGATCAAGTAACAATAGATAATACAGAGCCAAGAGGATTAGGAGAACCACAACTGGAAGAATTTGCATTAGATAATATTGATGATATGAGAATGGATATACTTGAAGCTGTAAGAGATACTACAGCATTTCAAATTAATAGTTCAAGTCAAGCACCATACGGTTTAGGATTAGGATTTGCAGGGCCTGGGACATATGAAACACCTTATAAATTAAGTAGTCAAGAGGGATTAGGTATAAAAACTTACCAGAGTGATTTATTTAATAACTGGATAAGTACAGAATGGATTGATGGAACTAACGGAGTAAATGAAGTAACTGCGGTAAGTACAGCGGGAAATGAATTTACGATTGATGCGTTAAACTTAGCTAATAAAGTTTATAATATGTTAAACAGAATCGCAATTAGCGGTGGGTCTTATGATGATTGGTTGGATGCAGTATATACACATGAAAGAAGTAAGAGCGTAGAAAACCCAATATATCATGGAAGTTTAATAAAGGAACTAGCGTTTGAGGAAGTAGTATCGACAACAGATGTATTAGATGTAGAAAACGGGACAGATCAGCCAATGGGAACTTTAGCTGGACGAGGAAGATTAACAGGTAAGAACAAAGGTGGAAGAGTAAAAATCAAAGTAAGTGAACCTAGCTATATATTAGGAATAGTAAGCATAACACCAAGAATTGATTATAGTCAGGGGAATAAATGGGATGTGAACTTAAAAACAATGAATGATTTACACAAACCAGCTTTAGATTCAATAGGATTCCAAGATCTATTAACTGATCAAATGGCATGGTTTGATACTGTATGCGATAATGCTGGAAATGTAACATACGGAACAGCAGGGAAGCAACCGGCATGGATTAACTACATGACAAATGTGAATCAGTGTAGAGGAAACTTTGCAGTAAAAGGTAATGAAATGTTTATGACTTTAAACAGAAGATATGAACAAGCAAGTACTGGAATTGAGGATTTAACAACGTATGTAGACCCGAGTAAGTATAATCAAATATTTGCTCAAACAAGTAGAGATAGTCAGAATTTCTGGGTACAGATTAGTAATAGAATTACGGCAAGACGTAAGATGTCGGCAAAAGTAATACCGAACTTATAGTGAGTAGTTAGTTTAGTTTGAGTTAGAGGGGGTGGAAACGCCCCCAATAACAATGTATAATAAAGTTAAAATTAAGGAAATGAGTAGAGCAAAATATAAAGCAAAATACAGAAAGAGTCAATTAACAAGTGTAGAAGTAGTTGAAGGAGAGCCAATAGAATGGAAAATCGAAAGAGCAATGAGTAATAATGAGCCGATAACAGATGGAGCGCCAGAAATATTTACGGAACGTAAAGACGGTGTAAATGCGGCTTATAATATCAGGACAGATAGATTTGAAATAGCGGCGGAAGCAATGGACAAGGTGTCTGGAAGTATCCAAGCCAAGAGAGACGCAAAAGCAAGTGTTAGCAAGTCAAAAGAGGAAGCTAAAAAAGAGGCAAAAGTAGTCGATCTAAAAGTGGATAATGTTAGCGAAGCGAAGTCAACAGAAGGCGGAAAAAAAGCTAATTAGTAAGAGGGGGGATTTATGAGTGTCCCCCCAATTAGTAACAGGGACGGTACGCATCTGTTCTTATATATCAAGGAAAAATAATCGCTTTAAAAAAGCGCGAAATAATAATAAATAAAATTTAAAAAATGAGTGGAATAATGGGAATGTTGAGTAATGCATATAACTCACAATTAGGTACGTTAGGGAGACAAATAGGTTTAGATATTTGGGGTGAAAATAGAGAACAACAAAGAACAAGAGATAACATGAGGTTGCAAAATCAATTACAACAACAATTGAATCAACAAGGACATGATTTGCAATATGATATGTGGAATAAAACGAACTATAAAGCACAAATGGAGCATATGAGAAAAGCGGGATTAAACCCGGCATTAATGTATGGAATGAGTGGTGGTGGCGGTTCAACAACAGGAAGTCAAAGCGGTGGAAGTCAAGCAATGGGACAAGCACCAAGATATAATCCAATGGATATAGCGAATCTAGCATTAGTTAAAGCACAAAACGATAAAATACGAGATGATATAGCACATCAAAAATGGCAACGTGGAGAATTAGGAGATGCACAAATTGGAGAATTAAATTCAAGAACAAAAGCTAACATAGCAGATGCTGGATTGAAAAAAGCTGGGATAAATTTAGCAGAAGGACAATTAAATAAAGTTAATGCAGAAATAGCAAAAATAAATGTTGAAAAGATACAGATTGAGAGAATTACTGAATTAGATTATGGTGGAAATTATGGTAAAAACTTAACACAAAATGTAGTAGATATGTTAGGGTTAACGCCAAATGAAGAAGGTGCAATGGGATTAGATGATGCTGGAAAAGTAGCATTAGCAGTAGGTGGTTTAGCAGTATTAAGATCACCGGCGGCAATGAGTAAGTTAAGTAAACCGGCAAGAGAAAAAGCTGTAAAAGGTATAAATAAAGTAAGTAGCTGGTTAATAAGTAAATGGAATAAGTTTAGAGGTAAAAATCAAAAAGTAATATATAATAATTAAAAGTGTGTTTATACCCAAGGTTGATAAGAAACCGAAAGTATACACCTAATAAGAAAAATGGAGGAATTGTACCGGAGGTAAAGGACAAACGGGTGCTGAGTGTGCCCGTTGGTTGTGGAAAGTGTTTGGAATGTAGGAAGCAGAAGTCAAGACAATGGCAAGTAAGATTACAAGAAGACATAAGAGTAAATAAAAATGCGAAGTTTGTAACGTTCACCTTTAGTGAAAGAGAGTTACAGAAGTTGGATAATGAGATCAAGGAACTGAGTGGATATGATCGAGACAATGAAATATGTAGATTGGCAGTTAGAAGATTTACAGAGCGTTGGAGAAAGAAATATAAAAAAACAATAAGACATTGGTTAGTTACAGAGTTAGGGAGTCAGAATACAGAACGAGTGCATATGCACGGTTTGTTGTGGACAGACGAGACGAATGCTGTGATCGAAGAGAAGTGGCAATATGGAAAGATATGGGTTGGAGATTATGTCAGTGGGAAAACAATTAATTATATCGTTAAATATATTAATAAAGTCGATAAAGCGCATAAGGAGTATAATAGTAAAATATTTACGTCGAAAGGTATTGGTTCAAATTATATGTTACGAAATGATGTACAAAGGAATCGATATAATAAAGGGGAAACAATTGAAACGTACAAGACAAGACAAGGGATAGAGTTAGCCTTACCTATCTATTACAGAAATAAAATATATAGTGATGAAGAGAAAGAGCTTCTCTGGTTACAGAAGTTAGATGAAGAGGTGCGTTATGTTGATGGAGTAAAAGTAGATATAAGTAAAGGAGAAGAAGAATATTATAAATTATTGGAAGTTAAGAGACAGAAAAGTAAACGATTAGGCTATGGAGATGATAAAGTAAATTGGGAATTAAAGCGATATGAAAATGAGCGTAGAAACCTAAAAAAGATGGAAAGATTACAAAAATTATATGGCCAAGCTGATGAAGAGGAACGAAAAGTATGCCTATAAATGCCTTATATAGAGTTGTTTAAGTGTCATAGAGGAACGTTTAAAAAAAAAATAAAAATAATTAACAATGTTTACAGAAATATGTTGTAACTTTGTGAAAATAATGTTCACAACGATGTGGGTTTGACATAGTATAAATTATAAGACAAATTCTACGGAGGAGTGAGGTAAAACACTAAAAATGTTAATAACTCATATTCAGCTTAATAGAAAAGCACAAAATAAAGAAAATTTATTTGGAATAATGACAGTTCATACAAAGAATTATGGAAGGTTTATGTTTAATACAATAGAGAATTATGAAACGAAGATCGAAGAAGGACAGTATATACTTAGTTGGTCTTGGAGCCCTAGGTTTGGTAAGCATAAGCTTGAGATTACTGGAGTACCTAAACGAAAAGGAATTCGAATTCATAGTGCTAATTATGGTCGTCAGCTTAGGGGCTGTATTGGGCTCGGAACATTCGGAATAAGTGAAGATATACCAACAATGGTAATAAACTCGAAGTTAGCAGTAGCTAGTCTAGAGAGAATGATGATGGATAAAGTAAATAATAAAGTAATTATAAAAATAATAGATAATGAAGAGGC